TAGCGTGTGTAGGTCCATCTGTAAATGAATTAAAATTTGTATTGCCTACAGTAGCAATTGTATAATATTTACCTGCGACAAGAGCAGTTGCAGCTGTTGCCGTGGAAGAATAGGTTCCTATGGGATCTTCTGCTTTATAGTAATACATTACATAATCACCACTAGCCTCTTGTAAGCCCTCTGAATTAGTTAGTAAGAAATTACCTATATGTCTCGTATAAGCATAACTTATTCTATTATTAATAAAAGTTTTAGAATCGACCCGACTAAGGGCAATGTCGTCATCTTTGTCTGCAGCATCAACTTTAAGCTCAATCATTTCCAAAAAACCCTCTGGAATAATTATGCTAGAATTTGTAGATGTAACTGAAAAACCTTGTGAAATCTCTAAAGGTGGAACCCTTAAGCTTTCA